ACTCGAAAGAATGTGCTATCTGGTCCAAATCGTTGATAGCATTTAAATGCCATACGTAGAACCTTGGATGTATGCTGAAGAAACTTATCGACCAAGAATTGCTTGCGAACACCGCTAATTTGACTGGTTTCATCCAATCCGCACAAGCGATCAGCCTGAGCCTGTTGGGTTTGTTCCATCTCAACGGAACCGGTGGGCGGAGGCGGAGTAGGTGCAAAGTCAATATCCCCCTTGCGACGATAAGGAATGTAGCGACCGGGACCCCAATCGGTTGGTGCCTGACCCACTGGGTGAATAATTGGAGGCATTGTTGCAATGCTGTTCCGGTCAATCCGTGAGTCACGTTCGATCTTAATTTGATTTTGAATACCGCGAAGAATCTGAGGAAAGGTCATCGTATCATACATACGTTTGCTGTCCTCTGATAAACGTGTAACTACCACTGGATAATCTTCGTATCCGTTAAGTAATTCAAACTTAGCAAAGCCCGGAATGTCATCGTTGCCGCTAAACTCTCTGTGAAAAACTGTGCAATATATTCCTTGTGCACCATCGTCTGGATCTACTAGACGTTGATAGCCGTATATAATTTCAATTAGTTCGTCTTGCTGATCACTGTTATCAGTAAAGATCATGCTACGATTTTGGTCACTGTCGCGATCAACCATTGTATCTGTTGATCCGCGATACTTATCAATGACGTGTTGAACAAACCGTTCATCCCAACCATCAGTGATAACCTTGCCCTCTAACTCTTGGGCTGTATATGATGTCCGCCAAAAACAATAAGGTGCTCGTTGAGGATCAGTAACGTAACTAGGAAAAAAGAAATCTCCGTCAGGGGAAAGTGTCTTTATTTCGGGTGCATCTACTAAACGGCGGATCAAAGGTAGAACCGTTTCGCTATTGTTGCGAAGTTCTTTGATAGCTTTTTTTGCTGTTTTAATGTCGATTCCATCAAACGTAGTTTCGACAAAAGCGGCGAGTTCTTCATCGTTACCTCCATCTAGGATTGAACGATAAATCTCTGGGTTCATTTGTCCTATCTGATCCATAGTTACACTTTGTTTAAATCGAGTATCTTCTCGATTCCAACCTACGTATGTAACCATTAACCCTCGTTCTAGTAGATAGTTGGCACCTAGTTCCATCTCTTCGGCAAACCGATTGATGTAACCACTTGTAACCATCCAACGGAGAAAGTTTGAAACTACTCGTGAACGTCCTATGTCGTTGATTTCAACGGGATATGCTCGAATGTTTGCACGATTAAGTGCTGACATAAACAAAGATACTAGCCGTGTAATACGTTCATCGATAGTATGGGACTCCATGTCAGATGCTCCGTCCCAAGGAAATGCATCGGCTCCATGTTTGCGAAGATCCCGGGACTTGCCGTTCCAGAAGTTTCGACGATCGTCGTAAGATGTGCGGCACACATCGAAGTATGGTTCTAACTCAATTACCGTTTGGTCGTAAGCACGGCGGAGAGCATTGACGTTTGGTTCGTCCCCAACATAAGTTAAGGATTCAAAAATATCTTCATTCTGCATTTAGTTTTTTTCTAACGGTTGTAATTACCTGATGGACATAGCCCTTATTGACCCCGATTTTATCACATAAATCTAAAGGTTTCATGGGCAAGTTTTCGTAACTCCTTGAATATCTTTGAAGTATCTCCCAAGCAAGAAGTCGATCCACTTGCTCGTCGATAAAATTTTGATCAAGTGTTAAATCTTGTTGGGACGTATCTGTAACTGGATCCTGCATTGTCTGTGATTTCTTCAACCTTAATATATTTGCCGGTCAATTTTCCCTTGAATCTTCGAGGCACAACTACCGGAACTCTTTTCTTTAGTTCGTTCAAATACACATAAATATAGTTGGGGTTAGGTGCTTGATGTGTTACCTTACCGGTATAGTATGTAGGGATTAGTTCAGGTATTTCGAGTTTATCTTTAACGATACTTACTGCATCTTCGGTTAACCAAGTATTCTTACCCTTGCCGCTAATATCATTGTCAGAAACATTTTCTTCAATGATAGTAGAGATAGTTAAAAAATCTACCTCTAGTTCTTTTGCTAGTTCTGTTGCTTTTGTCTTAGCCATTTAATATCCTCCTGTTGCTTTTTGTGTTACCTCCATGTCTTTGTTAGTAACGTGATCGGGACCCTCGCCCCGGTTTGCCATACGTAAGTAACGAATCACATCAAAGAAATCCTTTAATGGTTCGTCAGCTTTTCCGTTAGCATTGTAGTTAATTAAACTATCAATCAAGTTGCCGCATCTTTCGTGAATGTAACAACGAGGTTTGTTCATTTTATCAATACTGGCATTTGGATTATAACTAAACCAATCGTCCAATGCACTAATACCCATGTCTTCTGTCCTGCCATCTGATGGAACAAATACCAAGCCATGATCGTAAAATGTAGTAAATAAATCGTCATTGTTTTCGTTTTCCCGGGCAAAGTAACGTGAGTCTCCTATCCTTTCAAAAACTTCTACCCCGTGTGTATCCTCTATTCCTAAAAATAAGTCAGTGTATCCCTGCACATCGTAGCCTATTTTCTTTGATGCAGGTCCACGTTTCCACTTTGGATCTCCAAATATTGCCCACTCTCCGTATGCATCCCGGTCAGGAAACTCATCAAAGATGTATATCTCTCCGGCTTCATTAACTGCCGCCCATATAGCTACACTGTTTCTGGCACCTGCCGGATCCATTACCATATAAATTGTGTAGTCATCGTTGTTGATGTCCGGGAACTTCATGCCGTATTTATTTGGAATATCGCCAAGAACATTTACCTCAGTTGAAAACAAAGGCAGTAAGGATGTCATTGACTTAACTGGCACACCATAGGCACGAACCAATACTTCCTCATCAGGACGACCTTTGAGATCTTTACTTAAACGTTCGTAACCGCCAAATGGATTTTCATCGGAATGCAGATAAACAATTCCGGCATCCCGGTTGGGGCTATACTGTCGGATTGGTAGCTGACGGTTTTTTAATAGACTTGCTTCACGAGTCTCAAGTGTTTCTGCATTAGTGCAATACTCGCTAATAAAAGGTGTAAACCCATCGATAGGGGTAAATCCAAGTATCATCTTTGAATTAAATGTAGCCAGTCGAAACCTCAGTGTGTTAACTAAGGCTGAGTCACCAAGATACTCGTCTAACCATGCCCCCATGTTTAGATGGTCTGGCTTCGAGGGAAACCCAAACTGCATACCCTCGAGAATAGTTTGGTTGTTTGAGAACTGTGTGTAAGTCTTGAAATCAACCCGTGTCCGGGTATCCGGAAAAATAAACGAGCTTCCTGTAAATCCATTTTGCATAGAGAAGTTAATGTATCCCTCTGTGCTCTTAGTCTTCTTCCGAAACTCCCTTGGCATCATCTCCCACATAGCGGCTTGTTGAACCTTAACGGATGTATCTGCATTCTGCGAAAAACACACGATGTGTCCGTTCATGTTTTCCATGACCGCCTGCATAATTATCTTTGCACATCCGGTAGTCTTTCCGGATCTGTTACCTCCTAGGGTAAGCACCTCGTTATATTTTTCTAGCCCGTTCCGGATTCTACCCCATCCATCTAAATCAAAGCCGTAGCGAACCGGATCGTTAACGGCGGCTTCTATTCTGCCCTCGTGGGCACGGTGCAACTCCGCCAATAACTTGGGATCTTTCTTTGCTAATAAAAGAATCTCTTCGTCACTAGGTGCTTCTAGTATAGGGTGCGGAGTAAACTCAATCAACATTGATAACTTCTGCTTCTTTTAGTTTCCGGATCCGATCCTCTGCCGCCTTAGCGGTAGCTTCGTAGTCCTCTTGGGTGTATACCTTTCGGTCTTCTGTTATGTTAGTTGCCTCACCCCGGGCGGTTAGTGCTTCCCGTGCGGCATTTGCTTTGGCTATTGAAAGTTCTTTTAGATCCCGGAACGTAGCTTCTAGCTCTCCGGACTCAAGCCGGTCCCGAACTACCTCAATGAGATCTTCTTCTAGGCTAGACATATCCAAGTAGTTCTTGGCGGCTATCTTGCCGGACAGTTCCCGGAACTTACCTATGTGGTCTGCATAGTCCGTAAGCACTGAGATGACAGTATGTCTATCGAAGCCATACTTCTTAACTAGCCGGGTCTGACTAGATCCGGTAGCATAAAGGTATAGCATCTTCGCCACTCGTTCCGGGGCAAACCTACTTAGACTATTGAGCTTATTAAACTCCTTTTGCTCAGATACTTCTTGAATAGAAGAAGTAATCTCCTGCATTAATTGTTCCTTCTCCTCCATTTTATTTCAACTATTTTGTAATAGCACTTACGTGTCAAGGATATTGTGTGATACAATACATCTGTGATACATAAGATACCCCCTGCCCCAAGCAGGGGGGAATGAGGATCAAGAGAACTCCTTATGTATCACCGGATTGATCAGGGCTGTCAAGTTCAAAGTCCCATGAGTGACATATTTTTTTATAGTTATGTTTATGTATATTATAAAATAGCCGCCGCAAAACGTCCGACCCCCACCCCCCCTGTCGCCGTAATGAGACTGAGTCGCAATATCAATAGGCGGCATCCCCCAAATGAGACTGATTCTCAAAAGATCGGTGGTGGTTTTATTGAGACTGGGACTCAATATCAATTAAGAATAATTCTAAATAAGCGGCAGATGTTCCACGTGGAACTTTTTTATTTTCCTCACAAGGGAGGTATTCGGGGGGTGGATATAGAGTGAGACTGAGTCTCAATAACCCTTATTGCGACTGAATCTCAATAGTCCATATTTGCCCTGTATGCCCTTCTGACAGCTTCCGAAAAGTAGAGTGCCATTTGAAAATCGGATCGATTCTAGGGGCATTTACGGCTCACTACGGGCTATACGATCTTTCGTAAGTCGTTGATAAAAGTCATAAGTCGTTGATAAAAGTTTCGTAAGTCGTTGATAGAATTTTGTAAGTCGTTGATAAATGTTACTGACTCGTTGACCTCAAATGTAAAAAATATGTAAAAAATATGTAAAACGTATTTATTTCAATATAATGACTTGACACATTTTGTTCACTAGCCTAGGGCTTCATCATTAAATTATTCATCATAAATACTACTAAATATGGAACTACGAATCAGATACCACCACTACCGTTTAGCCGTTCTTCGCCTCGGTGCAGAGCCGATGACATTCGACGAATGGCTACGAGAGATACAGGGCTAACCACGAAATTCTAACCAACACACACACAACTAAATATGAAAACTAAAAAAGCAAAACTCGACCTTCACGAGGTCATCACTAACCGCTTCGTTGAAGCACTAGAAAAGGGCACCAACCCATGGGTCAAACCATGGAAAAGCAACGGGGCAGGCGATGCCATGACGGGGGGCTTCCCCGTCAATGTCGCTAGCGGCAAGCGGTATCAGGGCATCAACACCCTTATGCTCTGGATGGAAGCCAACAACAACGGCTACCAGTCCACAAAATGGGGCACCTTCAAACAATGGAAGGAAAAGGGCGGCATGGTTCAAAAAGGTGAGAAGGGCACACCCGTAGTTTACTGGGGGGTGCTATTCTTTGAGCACGGCGAAGGCGGCAAGCTAGGCAAGAAGCTGATCCCGG